TCCAACCCCTGTAAGGTTTTCCCGAAGAGCGGAGTAAGGTCACCCACCTTAATCTTTTGCCCTTCAACGGCTTTAAGGAAATCCTCGACCTGTCTTAACTTTGCTTTTGCTTCGATGTTACCTTCTGTGATTGCCAACAGTACATCTTGGGGCAGGTCGCCAGTCTCCAGCTTATAGGCCTTTTTTACTTTATTGTAAACTGCGCCAATGCCCCTAAGTTCTTTTGAAAGGTTTGAATTGAGTTGTCCAATGAAGAATCCGTTGACGTATTGTAACTTTCCCGAGCGCAAAGCCTGAACCAAGTAACGACTCGAAGCATTCTCAACCGTCGGCTTGCCTTCCATGATCTGGAAAAGCGGAGCAAAGATAGCCAAATACAAAGCGTAGTAAATCTCCTTTGCAATCGGGGCTGAGTAAGCGTCACGGTCGTATATTGGTTTAAGGGTTTTCATTTTAACTGAGGTATGTACTCTTGTAATTGTTCAATGGTCTTAAAGGTTTTTTGATCTACTTCGTATCTATCGATTTTACCGTCTATAGTAACCTTGGTTACGGTCTTACCGTACATTACCCGTGACTCCCGATGCTCATCCTTCTTAGCAGCAAGCAACTCATGACGTCGCATTATTCTTTCTCCTTTGTCGGACTCTTCCCACCACTAGGTTTCTTTGCCCCTGAAATGTTTTCCCCTTCACCCTCGTCCCCCATGTCCATTTGTGCCATCATCGGGGGTTCAGGTTCAGCCCCCTTAGCAACTTCGGTTTCCATTTGAAGAATGCCTTCCTGCTTGAGCACTTCGCAGTATTCCTGCGGGTTGAGAATTCCCTGGGAGAAAAGTGAAGAGTATCGGGCGAACTTCGAGGTCTTAACGTTTTCTTCCTGTTCAGCCGAAAGCACTCGAAGCGGTTTCCACTCCACTTTCCAGTCGTCCGGAACAAATCCCCAAACCTTCATCATAATAACTGGAACGATTAACTCCAAAACTTCCTCGGCTTTTTCCCGTTCGTTCTCGACGATAGCGTTGTAATTCTCGATGTCGTCCTCGCCGGAAGCGAAACCTTTAGCAGCTAACCCGAAGATCTTAGCCATGGGCATGCGAACAGCAGCAGCAATTCCAATGCGAATTTGCTCAAGCATGTCGGCTAGACCTGTGAAGGTCATGGTCTTTTGTTGGTAATCGTCGTCAGCGTCAAGGGTGATAGCGTTCAAAAAGTTCTTCATGTACGTCGCCATTTGAATGCGCTTAGCCGTTTTACCTTGCGCTAACTGGGAAAGAACTTGAGAATTAAAACCTTTGATTTTCCAAATGTCGATCTTGGCTTCATCGAGGAGTTCGAAAATAACGTTGTTGTTCTTAAAGTAAGCGGAAATTTCACGGATAACGCATTCGATCTTGGACATCCCCCAACCTTGTAAACGCTGTCTTACCAAGGAAGGAGCATTTTCTCCAACGATACGGGCGACACGGGACTGATGAACTGTTTTGGTATAATAGGAGAACGTGGCTTTTTCCGAGGTTGGAATACCGTTCCAGGTAAGTTCCCAACGGTCAGCTGCGATTAACTCGAGGGGGGAATTGTCTTTAACCTGGTCGATGTCAAGTTTAGATGCCGGATTCTGGTTAGTGTTAATGATAATCCCAGCCCCACCAAACAAACCGTCCCAACGCATGGCTTCGATAATCTTTTTGGTGACCTTGAGTTTCTTCATTTCACGGTGAAGGTCTTCGATTTCTTCAGGCGAAACCTCGTCAGTCTTGATCTTAATGCCCCCACGGAAAGCGTCATACACAGGCTGATCCACCAACGTGCGAAGTGGTCCATGGAGAACATACGCATACGTGAGCATGACTCTCTGGAGAGAAATGAGGTTGTAAGAGTTGTTGTTAGCAATCTCGTACGGCAAAGAAGCAGCAGCACCTCCACCCAAACCGAACGTGTCAAAAATACCCGACATCGGGTTAGTGAGTGGACCAATGGAATTGTTCTTGACTTCCTTACCTTTAAGCTTTGAATTTGTTTTCTTTGTGGCCATTTTTATTGAGCCTTCTGTATGAACCAAACCGAGGATTTATCCATAGCTTTGAAGTGCTCCCCAAAGCTTTCTTTTAACGCTCTTTGCACTCCGGGGTGAGCTTCGTCGTTGTCGTGTCCAGCCATGATTGCTCCCGGCATTAATAGTTCAAACCAATTAAAGTCTTCCATCACAGCTTCGTAGGTGTGATCCCCGTCGATGTAAATGAAATCAATGATCCCTGGAACAAAGATCTTTTGCGCTTCAACCGAGGTCATAAGCATCGGACGAACCTTCTCGGTCAACCCCATGATGCTCATATTGCTTCGGAAAACCTCCAACACTGACCGTTCCTTCGCTTCGTTAACCATGTGAACTTCGTCCGGGGCACCTTGCCACGTGTCAACACAATACAAAAGATCAGAGTACCGAGCAATGATGCTGGAAGAAAGTCCCTTCCAAGAACCAATCTCAACGGCGCACTTGGGACGTTTTTGCTCAACCAAAGCCTCGAGGGAAGCCATGTCGAACGAGGTCATTTGCGGATCGAAGATAATGTCACGCATTTGAAACCTCCTTACGAAGGGCGGCTAACAGCTTGTTGATTTCTTCATAGTTCGGACGCATGTCGAAAGGAACTTGGTTCTCCATAATGCGCTTAGAGATGTGGTCTTGCTCACGGGTTTGGTTGTGATGGCAATAATGTCGCAACGTAATGGGCAATTCAACAACCGAGTCAACTGCGTCGTAAAGGTTCTTACACCAAATGTCGGCACCCCAAGTTGGAATGCGAGCAGGGAAAACTCCCCCCAAAGCTTCAACACCAGCACGTCCCTGGAGAGGGAAACAGCAATAGTTACCGTGACCTTTGGCTCTGAAGCCGTCAATGCCGTCCTGGATCCAACCGTAAATAACATTGGGTTTGTCTTTGAGAACGTCGTAAGCAAGAACGTCCCAGTCAGGAGTTTCGAAAACACAGTCGTCATTTGCCGTAATAATCCAACGCCCTTTGGATTGGGATGCGAGGTAAGAGTAATAATCACGAGAGAAATTGAGGGAGCGTTCCACAACGTGCATATGAACGAAGGGTAACGGGTAGGTGTTTAGGTATTCCTGGGTAATGACATCGTCGGAATCAACGGCAATGAGAACTTCAATTTCTTTGGTGTTGCACGTGTTCTGGATGAGAGAACTGAGGAGTTGCTTGAGCAAAAAGATTCTTTCACGGGTGGGGAAAACAACGGAAAATTTGATTTGGTTGTCCATAGTTACATTACGTCGTAGATACTGACGTTTCCTTTCATATACGGCTCGAGCGCATAACGAGCAGCGTCGCAAGCATGATTTGACTTATCCACAGGAATAGGTAAAACTTCATCTGTAATTCTGTCAACCTTCCAACGGTAATTTGAGAAATCACCCACGCTACCTGTACAACTTGGATGAACAATAATGGCTTCAAAGTTTTTAAGGAATTCGATTCCATCTTCTACGCTTCCTGGACCTTTCTCTGCACCGATGCAATTAAATCCTTGATTCGACATGTAAGAGATTGTGTCAGGACGGGAAGAATCCCCACGAATTGTAAACTTACGAGAGTGTTCAACGCCATCAAAACAACGAGGCAAATCGTCAATCTCAATACCGTACCCGTAGAATTCCCGGTCAATGTATAATTTACGATCCCGAATAAACATACGAACCAAACAAGAAGGGTCAACACCAAAACCCCAATCTGCGCCAAACATGAACTGAGTGCCTTCGCCTGCTGGTTCGAATTCTTCAACCCGAAGTTTATTCTTAAAGATAACCGCTTGACCGTATTTCTTTGGTCGCCCTCCCCACACATGGTCGTATTTTTCAGGGTCGTTTTGCTTGCACCAGAGCATTTCCCGCCGCAGCACTTCTGGGAACCATGGGTTGTCCCACCAGTTGACAAAGGCGCTGACAAGCCCTGGCTGAGAAACGGGCTTGCCGTCTTTTTCAACGAATCTGGTGTAGGTGTCTGAGTTCTCATCTTCGGGGTTGAATGTCAGAATGATTTCTGACTTTGGCTTTCTGATTGTTGGTATTAGAGTATCCCAAGAGTCTTTTGATACCTTTTCAGCTTCTTCGACCCAGCAAATATCAACGCCTTCGGTTGACTTTATCTCGCTTATGTTTTGCCTAAGGCCTTTAAATAGGAATTCTGAACCAAATATCCCATAAATGCAGTCCCTTTGAATGTCGTAAACGTTTTGGAGCTTATGATGATATATTCGGTCGCAGAGCAAACGGTAAACTGAATCTCTTATTGAGCCTTGAATTTCTCTGGTACATAAAACCCGTCTTTTAGCATACGCGGTTCGAGTTAGCAGGTAATCCGCGACGGACCAGGACTTGGTTGAGCCTCTTCCGCCGTATAGTGCCTTGCGGTCGGCTTCTTCGTTATAGAGAACCTTTCTAACCTTGGGCGGTACTTGGATTATCATTAGGCTTAGGAGCCTCTTCTCTATTAGGCTCTACCTCCTGGATCACAATTTGAGGCGGTACTAATGGCGCTCCATCTAATCCAGAAATTTCTTGTTTAGTAGGTACATTGCCAATTGATCGCGCTAAGAGCCTATCAAAGTTATAAAGAGAACCGGATCTAATATCTGTTATCATTCCCCGTGCAATAGTGCGTTCAAGAGAAGGTACTTCGTTTGATCGAGAAACTTTTTCTAATTCTGGAGTTGTAAGAGCTTGAAGTTTTTTAATTGTTTCAGCAATTACAAGGGCTGTAAATTTAATAAGTTCCGAATTAGGAATTTTTCTTTTACCTTGACCTGGGTATCTATTACCCGGTTTAAATCGTGTAGCAGGTGAAGGATTTGGATTGCCTGGTTTTTTTCCGCTTAGTTTCCGTTTCATGATTTAAGTATAACAAGAATGCGAAAAGAGTAAGAGAAATAGTTTCCCCGCAGTTGCTATGCTGGAAATGAATGCGCAAATGACTTTGGGCAAGGATTAAAATAAAATGAGTTTTAATAATAATTATTCTCAATATTCTTAATATAACTGCGTTTTGCTCAAAAAGGCTACTTAAAGCGTTGGTGCGTATAGCAATTTGATACGATAGTTGCGCGAATAAGCCCTATCATGGCATAGTATTTTAGTTAATATCTTAATTAAAAATTAAAAATATGCTTATCAATCTAAGATAATAGTATAGCTAGTGTATGCTATCTGCGCAACTATAGGGCTTAAAGCTATATGTACCAATAGTTTACGACTAAAACGCAGTTATAATCATACTATTTAGTATAAACGTTAATAAAAAGTATGTACAAAAGACTTTCTTCTC